ACGTTACCCACAATAATATTAGCACTTGATGCTGTTACTATTGTATGAGTACCTGTAGGTTCTGTTGCTCCAACATAAAACCAATACTCTAAACCTGCTGCCGGAGCGGGTAGAGTTGAGACTTTAGCTGCTGCTACGTTCATTACGAAACGAGTTCCTGACTCTGCTGCTGTAATTACATTAGCTGCAACTACTGCTTCAGTGTCTGAAGGTTTTTGGATTTTTTCAGCTAATACACGAACATCAACTGTTCTTGCTGAGTTACGTCCAGTATCTCTTATATTTTCGATTGTCATATTATTTACTCCTATAAACTTTATGCGTTAAACAAAGAGGAGGAGTCCGAAGACTCCCCCAAGTTTTAGTAGTTAGTCAATTCCGTAGAATGCACCAACAAGGGCTTCATCTCTAAGTACTTTCGCACCATAAACATGTAGTCCTCTCACAATGTCACCAAACGATGTTGGGTCTCTCAACACTTCTGTTGATAGGATTGTGTTAGCAGTAGCAGTAGATGACATGTGACCTGCCAAACATTTTCCTGCAGCATTAGATGCAGCAGCAATGTTATTTGACTTGTACATTTCAAATCCACGAAGTTTTCCACTAGAAACTAATCCGTTTCTAATTGAACCTTGTCCACCATTATAGTCGACAGATAACAATTTAGAACTAGATTGTCCTAATACTTCATAGAAATCAGGACTTGCAACAAACCAACGACCTTCTTCAGGTACGTTTTGTTCGTCTAATAGTCTTGACATTCTACCCATAAGGTCTAACGGGTCATGTTCGTCAGAACCAAAACCTATGTCTAGATTACCTGTTCCATCAAGTGTTCCGGCAGCTAAATCAGTAGCTGAGTCAGAACCTAACACGTGGTTAGGTGATGAGGCAGATAGACCTGCAAACATAGTTACAAGTACAGCAGCATCGTAAGCATCTTTCAATGCGTATGCAGCGGAGCTTGAAGCAACTTCTTTGAAGTTGACATGTGACATGTTAGTTTCAATATCGTCTACAACGAATTTGAAAGCATTAGCACTGTCAACAACTAGAGATGTTTCAGCATCTGTAAGCATGGTTTGAGTAGTATCGGTATTTCTTGTGTACGCTGACACTGAAATAACGGGTTCTTTTATAATTTTAACTGAGTCTCCGAACGCAGATATCTCACCGGAATAATCGGTGTTAGTAATAGCTTCAATTACCGAGGCTTTTCTAAAAAAGTTTAAAACCTTTTTAGAGTAAACCGAAGGTAAAAAGAAACTATTAGTTTGTCCTGCAACGGAGTTAGCAAAGTTACTATTGGTATCCGTGGATGCTTCAAAAAATTGAGCCATGGGATATTCTCCTTGTAGTTATTATAGTTTATTAATTAAACTATATAGTTTATTTTATGATCCTGCCTTGTTGCATTGCTTCGCTGATTTCACTTTCGTATTTATCAAACTCCGCTACGCTCATTGCAGAAATCTCCTTTTCTGACCAAACTTTCTCTTGCTTTGCATTTACACTAGTTGTTTTAGTGGAAACCATATCAGCAGCAGATTGCTTGGTCGGTTTTGAATTTGACTGTTTCTTATTAGAAGCTTCAATTCCAAAATCTTTTTTAAACAAATCAAGAGCACGAGAGGCTAAATCAGCATCATCGGTATTTCCTGTTATCCATTGTTGAATAGACGCAGGCTGTTCCTTTGTCCAATCTTGAAAGGTATCGCTATTTTTGATATCTTCAAAATCGGGATGATTATCAGCTAACCTTTTTAAAGCGTCTTGTTGCATTAAATGTTGTTCTCTTTCTTGGAGTTGACTAAGACGTTCTTCTAGAACTTTTGCCTTAGATTCGCTTTGTAAGTGAGCTACAGTTTCTACAACTTCGTACACATCAGGATATTCTTGTTTAAATGCTTCAAGTTCTTCAGGAGACTTCGGAGTATTATATTCAGTTCTATTTTTAGTAGCTTCTTCTAATAACTCTTGTTCTCTAGTTTTAAATTCATTTAATCTAGAATCATAATGTTTCTTTAAATCATCATATCGTTTTTTATAGTTAGGACGTTTGTAAGGTTTATCCTCACTCACTTCTTGTTCTACTTCTTCTTCTACACTTTGAGGGTCTGCTTCCGCTTCACCATCAGGTGTGAAAAATAAACTATTTGATGATACAAAAGGTTTTGTTTCTACTTCGTGCCAATCTTTTTTTGAATTATAAGGATTAGCTTCTTCTTCTTTTAAGACTTGTTCAGTCATTTTCTTTCTCCTACTCAGGGCTTCGTTCACAAGGTAGCTCTATGTCGACTAGAGGGCTTGTCTGTAAAGGTAGCCTTTCGGTTGTTGTTTGATAGAGTGCCTAATATTTTAGGGTAGCTCTACCGGTTATTAGCTTCTTACGTGTCTTTGATAAGGGTCGAGCATCATGTTTTCCTTAACTGCTTTACCTACTAGGTCTTCTTGTTGACGAGACATTACTGCTCCGTTATCAAGTGTAGCTTTAGTTACATTAATGTTTTGTTGTCGTGGTGCTTTGGGAGCAGCCATAACTTCTTTCTCTTCCTTTATCGGTCCACCTGCATAAGCCATTTGTCTTTCATTTACTGCAGCTTCAGCATCTTTCATCATAGCTTCTAAATTATCAGCTCCGATTTCTGCAGTTGCTTTAGTAGTAAAAACAAATTCTCCGTCCGATAGCCTTGCAGGTATCGAATCGGACACTCCAGAACCCGGACCATTAACTGGTCCAGACCCTGAGAATTCTGTTGCAACGTCTATTACCTTATCAAATATAAGAGATAATCTATCGTTGCTTTCTAATTGTTCCATTAAATATGTTTCTTCTTCATCTTCTAGAGCTTCATCTAATATAAAGTCTAGGTATCCATCTTCCATATCTTCGTCTGTTGACATTGTTTTTTCGTATTCTTTAGTTTCTTCTTGTGACATTAAAGAACCCATTTGAGCATCTATGTCCCCACCTTCAGCAAACATTCTTCTTTGAGAACTCATTTTATTTTGTATATCTTGATTTTGTAAAAACAAACCTTCTAATTGATTATTTAAAGCACTCTCTGTTCTTAAACGACTTTTTAATTTACGTGCTAGTTTTGCTATCCAACTCATTGTTCTTTCCTATTTACTGCTTCTAGTACTTCATCCCTCAACTGCTCTAGGTGTACCACTAAACGTAGTTTCCCCTGACTGCGGAACATTTCCTGTTCCGATGTTGCCACCGCCAGTGCCTGTAGCTCCAAGGTCTTGAGGTGATTGAGGTGCTCCTGTAGGGCTTCCCATACTTGGAGGTTGTTGACTAGTGGGGTCAAGCTCTTCGCCTGTTGTTTGTTGAGCATTTTGCATTCCTATTATTTGTGCCATCATTGCAGCTTCTTCAGGGTCATTAAGTATTTCATCAGGGTCTAAATCTAAGCTATAAGCTAGTTCACTTATGAGTTTAGAAATTTTAACAAACGGAGCAATAGCAGGACTCTGTGCAGTTTGTAAGAACATAGTAAGTCTTTGACTTCGTACTTCTTTCTGCATCAAGCTATTTGTTCCTGTAGCTTTAACTTCTAAATCACCTTTAACATCTATACCACCTTCAAAGAACTGCATGTTCCATTGAAAGTAGGACTCTCCTAAAGGCTTTAATAAAAAATCATCTAAGTTTTTTATAACTGTTTTAATGTTAAGACTGGATGCACCCATAAGCATTGACATACCTGATGCAGTTCTTGTCATACTTTGTACGCCTGTTTGACCATGCGAGTAACTAGGTATTCCTGTTTGTTCGTCTGCAAGTTGTCTGAACTTGTCAAACATCATCATGTTTTCTGGTGCAGTATTAGGAAACTTTAATCCATAAATAGATTGTCCCGGCATTCCTGCTTGTCTTCTAAATACTTTTCCCGGATATACATCCATTGATTGTCCACCTACTAAGGCAGACTCATCTACATCGAATACTAATGAACCGGCTAGTGCTAAGTTATCAATAGCCATTCTAGCGTGTCCGTTCATTATTTGTTGAGAATCATCCATGTTCTCAGCTACACCAATACCAAAGAAGTTATAAGGGTTTCTTTCGTAAGGGAAAGCGTTGTAAGGTATTCTGTATGGAGTAAAAGGATTAATGACTGCTCTTAGTAGTTTGTCTCCACATACCCATGCATTTATTTGTACTTCATCTAAATCATCTATAGAGTCATCTAAATCTATACCAACCTCTCTTGCGTATTCTGCATCCATGATACCCCAATACTCAAGTACTTCAAAGTTAGTTCCGTAAGATTCATCACTTCTATTATCATCTTTAAGTTGACTTTCAAAATCTTTCTCTACGTAGTTAGCACCCATTTGTAAACAACCACGAATTGCTTCTTCATCAAAGTAAGGCATATTTCTTAACTGCCTTAATTGACTTCTATTCATTTTATGTCTATGAATTATAAACTCACACTCATCTATATTAGTCGCAGCAGGGTCAGGATAAAAATCCCAACAGCTAACAAACTCTATACGAGGTACTCTTACTTCTAACGGATTGTATTCTCTTTCGTCACCCTCAGAAGACCATTGATGTAATGTTTTGTTAAAATTAAATGGTCCTTTAACTATTCCTGTACCTAGTAAAGAACATTCTAATAAAGCATTTCTTATTTCTGCTGAACCATTAGACTCTTCTATTTGATCATGGATTAATTTTTCCATGCGTCTTGCAGCTTTTTGTGCAGGTTTAATTTCGGGCATTTCAGGAATTGCAGACACACCTTCTGTAAGGTCATCAGCAACTTTTTGTTCTATGCTTTCTACATTACCATATGTAGAACCTGCTTTTAAAACTTTGCCATCTCCTTCAAATCCAACATCAAAAGGATTGTCAGGAACATTTCCTCTATTCTCATCTGTTATTTCTATACTAGGTGTAGGATTCTGAGTGTCTAGGTAAGCGTTTTCTTTTTCTCCTTCAGGTAATTTAGTTTCAGTTATTCCTATAGGAAACTTACCTGTTCCAAAAATAACATCAACTAACTGTCCGAAAGCTGCGAGTACTTTTGTTTTTGTTATCTTTACAAAGACACGAGACTTTTCGCTGTCTCTAAACTTGACTGAGTTCTTGTAAAGTCCTCTGTAGTTTTCGTAAGATTTTAGCCATCTTGTTTCATCAGCTTCTCGTGCATCTTCTGCTGTAGCAAATCGACTATTAATAATTCCAACAAGATTTAATCTTTGGTCTATTTCTAGATTTAAACTTTTTCCTGATTCACCTTCAACATCTTCATAAATGTTATCAGCGTTTAGAAATGTATTTTTGTTATCTACCATAAATTTTAATATCCAAACTCTGAATCAGCAGGTTTATAGATTTCTCTCTTTAGACCTCTAAGTCTTTCTAATGGGCTTTCCATTCTAGGTCTACTCATTATCATATACCTTAACGCATCATATGCGTGGTCCGAGGCATGTGTATCCACATCCTCTGGATTTGTTTTTGATAACGGAATACTTTGCAGTTCTCTTATTAAGTTAGGACAAGTATTAAATATTTGCAATCGTGGTCTTCCGCTTTCTCTTACTTTTAAATATTCATGTATTTGGATTTTTCCTTGTACACGATTCTTATCAGCTCGTCTTAGTTTGTGTCCTGCCTTTAAAAGCTCTTCACCTACTGTTGGTCCTGTTGTTCCTGTGTTAGCCCAAGCTGCAGTATCTAACACACCATTTACGGAGAAAGGGTCTTCTATCTCCATATCAGTTATTATAGCACCTAATTCACGACCTGTCAAGCCTTTTCTGTATAATTCTCGATATATTATTAAAGTATTGTCGTTCATGTCCATGATTCCCCACAAACAACATGATTCAGCAGCATAACCATAATCAATTCCTTTAACTCTTTCCCAATGTATAGGTAAAATAAAAGGAGGGACAACATGAGTATCAGGGTCAAACTCTACGAATGCAGCACCTTCTGCTACGTCCCAGTTACCTTCAAGCAATTGTCTTCGTTGTATAGGAGGAAGGGACTTAAGCATCTGTTCATAGATACCATCTTTAGCTAGGTATGGGTTGTCTGCTAATTTAGCAGGTATAAACTTTCTAGTTAAACCATCTTTACCTTCAAAACTTTTGTTATGTTCTTGTGGTGCAATGTATCTATTCTTTACCCAATGAGAACCAACACCTCCCGGATTTGCAGTACAACGTAGGTAGGTTTTTATTTCTGGATCAGTTGTTCTTAAACGAGAAGCTAAGTAGTTCCAACTAAACTCTGTAGGTAAATGAGTAATCTCATCAAAACCAATCCAACTGTAAGCTTGTCCTTGATACCTGTACACATCTGCATCTCTTTCAAGGAATCCAAATTCTACTTTAGCACCTGATGGGAAGTTCCAAAGCTTTTCAACTTCTCTAAACTTAGCACCCGGAAATGCTTGCGGATAAAGTTCTCGGCTTTTATCTATCATCTCTCTTAGTTCTGGCATAGACCTTCTAAGTATTAAAGCTCTGTGTGCTGACTTGTGTGCGTAACGTAATGGGTCTACTATCATTGCATAACTTTTACCACCACCTGCAGCTCCACCATAGAGAACATCCTTTTCATCTGCAGCTAAGAAATCTGTTTGTGGTCCTTCGTTTGCATGGAAGATAACATGGTTACCTTTATCAATTTCTGCTTGAACAGATTTAGGAAGAGAACTAAGCTTGTCCTCAGTTACTACCTGCCCCGATTCTGTCGGCTTTGACGATTCATTTTCGAGTTTACTGAGGATGTCAGTCGTTTGTCGAAGTGCTTGTTTTTTTGATTTAAGTTGTCCTTCGATCTTTTCAATGGCTTTTCGTTTTTTATTAAGGGATCGTTTGGATGCTTGTTTTGCTTTTTGTTCATTTGAGTATTGATAGTTAGATGTTGCTCCAATAGGTCTACCTCCTTTCTTACGAGGTGTACCATCTTTCTTTAGTATAAAGCTACCCTCAGAATCTGTCAAGTAAAGATGTGGATTCTGTTCCCAATCTTTCAAGTCGCTGTTCTCGTTTTCCATATTTTTTATCTATGTGTTTCTTTAATCCTGCTGCTGTTATACTACGTTTAGTTTTAAATTCTATCCAATCACAAGCATCTCGTAAGCTTATAGACTCACCGGCTACTAAATCTTCTGCGACTTTCAAGGCTTCTAATTCTTCTGGTACTGGTTGGAAGTAACCTTCTACTTCACTTGTCTCGTAACCAAAAGGAATAGTAGAAGTCTTTCTTTTTATATATCCTTCTTTCATAATTGATTATGTCTCCTATGGGCAACTTTTGTTTCCCAATCTTCGATAGCTTTTGTTATACTGTCTTCTGCAAGTACAGAACAATGTAACTTAATTGCAGGAAG